CAGGTTAGTCGCCTACATCGAGGACATCGATATTATTAAAGGCACGATCCTCGTGAAAGCCGAGGCATACCGAGAGTATGAGGATATGGTGCCTAGCGCCGTGGATTATGCTTTTGGTAACGTATCGACGTATCCAAACAATATGAAAAAATGGTTTATAGAGGACACGATTACCTCAGCTTATGGGCGCGTAATTGGCCTATTAACGCCAAGTGAGCACGCACGTTCTACCGTACAAGATATGCAAAAGGTAGAGACTTTACCGGCAGACTCGGATCCGTGGAGTACAAAGGCCTCGATCGAGGATATGGCTACGATGGCTAGTGGCATTTTAGAGATCGGTAAAAGTCTCGGCGGTGAGTTAGTGGCGTAGGCTCCACGTTGCTCGCATGGCACGATGGTTTGGGCGGAGGGGACGGCGAAAGCCACCGGGAAGCCGTGGGCCGCGTATAAGTGCACCGAGCGCGTAAGAGCTAATCAATGTAACCCGTATTGGCACGTACTCGGCTCCGATGGTAAATGGAAGCCGCAGGTATAAAGATGGGCGAGATTACATACATAAAAAACGGGATTGCTTTAACGGTCCACGACGACGGCTCGACAAGTGCTACGCCGGTAGATAAGTGCGATTATTGCGGCGAGTGGGTTAGTCAAACAGGCGGCTTAACTATTCGCGATGTAGGCCTTGAGGTCGTAACGTGGCTATGTGCACAATGTCGAGCGTAGTAAAGGTCGTACTCGATCGGTCGCAAGAAATTACGGCTCACCGAGTAGGACTAGAGCGCACGATAACGCGTAACGCTGAGGTGCAAGATGCGAGCAATTTTGGCCAAGTGTATAAAAACTGGCACGAACTTGTATGGCAAGAAAGCGAAGCGGCAGCGGCCGAAATAGCCGTCGCTAACTATTTTGGTGATTACGGCTTTATACCGGAGATCGATAACGCACACGATACGGCGGACGTGGGTGAGAATATCGAGGTTAAATGGACCAAACACACTAACGGCCATTTAATTTTACAAAATAGAGGACCGGGCAGGCCTAACGATGTAGCTATATTAGTTACAGGCTTTAGCCCGGTTTATATTTTACTCGGATGGATGCCCGTACATATGGCCAAGGTGCCTAAATATAAACACCCGTATCAGAATAACTATTGGGTGCCTCGATCTAATCTATTTGAGATGCAATACTTAAAGAGGTCAAACTATGGCGACCTATAAAACTAAGTGCCGTCTCTGCGGCAAAATGACCGATCATATAGAGCGTGTCGTAACCGATAACCTACCGCCTTACGTTAAGTCGCTCCAATGCGTTAAATGCGGTGTTATGGGTATTGTGCTAATGGAGGACGTTAAAGATGACTCTTAATGGGATTACTAAAAACGTTTATTCTGACGAGTGGCATACAAGTCAAGAGACAGTAGATATAGCTATCAAGCTGCTCGATCCTGAGCCTAACTCGCTTATATTATGCCCTTTTGACTCTGAAAATAGCCGGTTTGTAAAAACCCTTGAGGCGATGGACCATACGGTCATATACGGTATTGATGATTTTATCGAGGGCCAATTTAGGTTAGCAGATTACATAATTACAAATCCTCCGTTTAGTATCAAAGACAAGATAATTAAACGAGTATATGAATATGGGCTAAAAGCCGTGTTAGTCCTACCTATAGATGCTTTAGGTGGAGTTAAACGCCATGAGCTTTACAAAGAGTACGGATATCCAAGCGTGTACGTACCCTCTAGGCGTATTGCATATTACGACGAGTCCGGAGCTTTACGTAAAGGCTCGAGCTTTCACTCGGTGATTATGACCTTTAATCAGGGCGTGAGTGAGCTCATATGGGAGGGTAAAGATGCGTAATAGTTATACACAGGCTTTATCCACATGTGTAAAAAAGGTGTGGGACACGCTCAACGATACGCTCAAGATTGACAGGTATTTGACTAGGCGACTACGCTCCATACTCGCAGGCGAGCCGCTACCGCGGATAGCTCGCAGGCGTAGTTTGGTGCTTTTGGCCGGGCTATTGCTATTTAGCAATATGCCTGCATCTCAAGCTATAAGCACACAAAGAGATAAAGAAAACTACAAACTATACGCGCATATAAAGCTACTTAATGCTAAGCAATATAGATGCCTTGAGTTATTGTGGAATAAAGAGTCTCGATGGGATCCACGAGCAGATAACCCTAAGAGCTCTGCATATGGGATACCTCAACTACTTAAGATGAAAGAGTTAGATCCGTTTAAGCAGATAGACCTAGGGCTTAAGTACATAGCACATAGACATAAGACACCATGTAAAGCGTGGGCGCATCATCAAAGGACCGGTCACTACTAATGGTCAGAGGTAGACAGGATCCACGCGTAAGCCAAAAGTATAAAAAAGCCCGGCTAGTAGTCCTAGCTCGTGATGGGTACACGTGCGCCTATTGTGGGCAGGATGCTACGACGGTGGACCATATACAAAGTATTAAGTCCGGCGGCGATCCGGTAAGCCTTGAGAATATGATCGCATGCTGCGCTCGATGCAATAGTGCTAAGGGATCACGCTCACAAAGCGTTTTTTTAGCACGCAATTCTACCCCCCCTGCCTTTCCAAGCAATATCTCCCCGAGGACCACCTCAACGGTCCTAGCCGGTCCGTGTACGGGCCAACCGGAGCAGGATTAGTAGGACTATGGACCATATGACTCCGCCCCGTAAGGGGGCTACTGAGCCTCGCCTACATAGTCCCTACATCGAGGGCAAAAATCGCGGCGATGAGGTAGCGCAGCTTGCAGACTCAATAGGCTTACCTCTTTTGCCGTGGCAAGACTTTGTAATTAGGGACATGACCTCGATCGATGATGAGGGCATGTTTATTAGGAAAACAAATCTCGTACTTTGTGCAAGGCAACAGGGTAAGACTCACCTCGCGCGCATGATGATGCTCGCACACCTTTATTTATTTGACTCTAAAAATGTAATTATTATGAGCTCTAATAGATCAATGGCCTTAGACACCTTTAGGCAAGTGGCCTACGCAATCGAGGCTAACGACGGGCTAAGCAAAGCCGTTAAACAGATCCGGTTTGCTAACGGCACGGAGTCCATAGAATTAAAATCCGGCGCAAGGCTCGACGTAGTCGCAGCTACTCGCGACGGTAGCCGTGGCCGTACGGCGGACCTACTCTACATCGATGAGGTACGAGAGATATCCGAGGAGGGTTTTAGAGCTGCAACGCCTACGACTCGAGCCCGGGCCAATGCTCAAACCTTGCTTACCTCAAATGCCGGCGATGCTTTTAGTACGGTGCTTAATGACCTACGCGAGAGGGCCTTAAGTTTTCCGCCTAAAACGTTTGGCTATTACGAATACTCAGCTCCTCAGTTTGCAGCTATCACCGATCGCGATGCGTGGGCCATGGCTAACCCGGCACTCGGTTACACCGTTACCGAGGAAGCACTCGAGGAAGCGGTAGCTACGCAACCCATAGAGACAACTAAAACAGAGCTCTTATGTCAATGGATTTCGAGCACTCAAAGCCCGTGGCCTCATATGTCGGTAGAAAATGCCGGAGACAAAGATCTAAAAATGTCACCGGGACCCCTTACTATTTTTGCCTTTGACGTGGCACCGAGCAGGCGCGACGGGTCTTTAGTTATGGGTCAGATATTGCCGGATGGCCGTATTGGCGTCGCCGTCCTTGAGATATTTCACTCCGACGTATCTATCGACGAGCTATTTATGGCAGACCATATAGCCAAATGGTGTAAAGATTATTACCCTCGGACCGTTTGCTACGACAAGTACACGACCGCCTCAATCGCCAAACGCCTCGAGATTAACGGCGTACATATAACCGATATATCAGGGCAAAAGGGGTACCAAGCTAGTGGGGACCTGCATCAAGCTCTCTCAAATAATAAGCTCGTGCACTCAGGGCAAGATGAACTCGTGGCACATATGCAAAATTGCGCGGCAAAAGAGTCGGACGCGAGCTGGAGATTAGTAAGGCGTAAATCCGCCGGGCCGATCGATATAGCTATCGGGCTATCGATGATCGTCCACGTACTTAATCAGCCAATGGCTGAGGCTAAGGTTTACGTATAGAGACACGCGGGCAAAAAACGGATTTATGCTTGACATTTTGAGAAAATCCCACCTATGGGATTACTCCAAACTCTAGGGCTCAAAAGCTCCGATAAACCTCAGGTAGAGGCTCAGTATGCACCTGCCGTAATGGATACTACTTACGGTTATGGATCTTTTAATACAGGAAATTTTGGATATAACGGCGTAGGTATCGATCGTAATTTTGCTTTACAAGTATCAAGCGTTGCACGTTGTCGTAATTTAATTGCCGGAGTTATTAGCTCTATTGATTTATCTTTATACAAAAAATCTACCGGCGAAAAGTTAGGCTCCCCTGTTTGGTTAGAGCAGCCGGATATTCGACAACCTCGAAGCGTTACTATTGCTGCAACCGTTGATAGTTTAATTTTTTATTCCGTTGCATATTGGCGCGTTACATCTTTGTACGCCGATGATGGTCGTCCATCCGGTTTTGAGTGGGTTGCTAATAATCGTGTTACATATACGACTAATCAATACGGTACAGAAATCCAAGATTATTTCGTAGACGGTAATAAAGTGCCTATGGGCGGTATCGGATCTTTACTTACTTTCCAATCTTTACTACCTGGTGTATTGCAGAGCGCTAGTACAACTATTAAAGCTGCATACGATGTACAACGTGCGGCCGCGATTAGTGCGGCTACACCAATGCCTACGGGTATCTTAAAAAATAATGGTGCAGATTTACCGGAGTCTCAAATACAAGGACTACTAGCAGCTTTTAAGAGTGCTAGACAAAATCGAAGCACCGCATATTTAACGAGCACTCTCGATTATGTCCCTACATCTTTCTCACCTAAGGACATGGCGTACGCGGAATTTTCTCAGTACCTCGCTACCGAAATTAGCCGCGCAATGAACGTACCGGCGTACCTAATTAGCGCGGACATGAATAACTCCATGACGTACCAAAATATTTTAGACGGTCGTAAAGAATTTGTCGCGTACTCGTTGCAGCCTTACATTTCAGCTATCGAGGATCGCCTCAGTATGAACGACGTAACAAACGGCGCTAACCAAGTACGTTTCGCCGTCGATGACACTTTCTTACGAGTAGATGCTAAGGATCGTTTAGACATCATCGAGAAAATGTTAAATCTAGATCTAATCGATGTAAACCAAGCTCGCTCAATGGAGCAACTAACACCGCTAGGAGATACAAGTGCTACTAACGTTTAACCAAGAAATACAGGCAGCCGATACAGATCGCCGGATGATTTCCGGACTTGTTGCACCTTATGGCGAGGTCGGTTTTACAAGTGCAGGCCCGGTTATGTTTGAGCGCGGCTCGATTACATATGGTGAAGCATCAAATATAAAATTACTAATGCAGCATCAAGCCGATAAGCCGGTAGGTCGCGCCGTCTCGTTTAGTGACTCAACCGAGGGCGTTTACGGATCGTTTCGTTTAAGTATGAGCACCCGGGGACAGGACGCTCTTACCTTGGCGCAGGAAAACCTAGTATCCGGCTTATCCGTAGGGGTCGATGTAACGGCCTCTAAGCCTATGGGTGATTACCTGTTAGTAACGGCGGCGGTCCTCAAAGAGGTAAGCCTCGTCGAGAGTGCGGCCTTTTCTAGCGCCTCCGTAACTGATATTGCAGCCGCTCGAGCAGCGCTTGAGGCAGCTACAAGTACAAAAGAAAAAACTACAACTATCTCTACGACGATCGTAGAGGTCGAAACCGAAACAGAAACAGAAAGCGAGGAGGCCGTGACTACTGCCCCTGAAAATACACCGGAGGAAACTCAGGTAGATGCACCGGTCGAGGCTGAAAAGGTCGAGGCCGCTCGTAAGATCATCCGACCATCCGTACTAGACTCTCAGCGAGTACGTACACCTATTACATCTATGGGCGCTTATACAGAGCACAAAATTAAAGCCGCTCTAGGTAATGACGACTCAAAGCTTTACGTAACCGCAGCCGATGATAGCTTTGCTACAAACCCTGCATTTTCACCTACTCAATACTTAGCAGAATTTCCTACTAACACTCGTTTTGGTACACCTGCTATCGATGCTTGCTCACGTGGAGTTTTGCCTACTAACGGTATGACGATTAACGTGCCTTCACTCGTTACCTCAGCCGGTGGCGGTACAGGCGTAGCACCTGTTGTAACGGTAGAGCTCGAAGCCGGAGCGGTACAAAATACAGGCATGGAAACGGCTTACCTAACAGGTACCGTATCCAAATATGCCGGTATGAATACGATCAGCGTAGAATTGTTAGAGCGCTCAGATCCTAACTTCTATGCAGAGCTAACAAATCAGCTACAAAATGCTTACCTAAAGACACTCGATACGACAGTATTAAACGCACTTATTGCAGCTGGTCAATATAGCTCGGGATGCGATGCAGACTCCGCAGGTATTATCGAGTTTGCCTCAGACTCCGCTCGTAAGGTTTACGAAGCTACAGGTTATTTTGCTAATAACTACATCGCTAACGGATCACAATGGCAGCTACTAATGGGTGCTACTGATACAACAGGACGACCAATTTATTCAGCATCTCAGCCAATGAACGCAGGCGGTCTAGTGCAGCCGGGATCTATTCGAGGCAACGTACTCGGACTCGATCTCTATGTAGATAAAAACTTTACCGCTACTACAACGATCGACGACTCCGCCGTAATCCTCGCACCTGAGGCATTTACGGTTTACCAATCACCTACGGCGTATATGTCAGTAAACGTAGTATCAAACCTACAAGTACAAGTGGCTATTTACGGCTACATGGCAACTATCGCAAAAATGCCTAAGGGTATTGTTAAGTTTAACCTTAACTAAATAAACCACTAATAGTCGGTAGGGCTCTTAGCCCTTTGAGCCCTACCGGCCCTAGTAAGTAAGGAGAATAAGATGCCTGCCACGTACGTAACCGAAGCCGAGCTACGCGCTAACCTCGGCATCGAAAACCTTTACTCGTCGGATATCGTCGAGACCTGTTGCCAAGCTGCGCAGGATTTACTAAACCAATTTTTATGGTTTGACTCCGCACCGGTCGTAGGTACCGCATTACAAAATAACGTAGCTACCGTAATGATCGCTAACCCTGCAATATTTAGCACCGGGGACTCCATAACCTTGAGTGGGTGCGGCTCAACTTATAACGGCACTTATACAGTTACCGGCACGATCCCGTGGACCGCCGGCACTACTACGCAATTTCCATCGATAGCATTTAATAACATGGCTTTTAATTGGCCAAACGGTTATAGCTTTATACAGTTTGCTAAGACCGCAGCTAACGCTAATTTTACGCGCGTACTGCCTTATGGCCAAGCCATAGGCGCTGATACAAAGACAAACTCATACGCAACGACTCCGGCCGTACGCGAAGCCGCGATGATCTTGGCCGTAGACATTTTCCAAGCCCGGCAGGTTAGCCAAACCGGCGGCGTATCCATCGATGGTTTTAGCCCTAGCCCTTACCGTATGGGTAATAGCATGATCGGCAAGATACGAGGACTTATAGCCGGGTATCAAAATCCTAATGCGATGGTCGGATAATGCCGGTACCTATTACTACTCTACGTGCCTCACTAGCTGCGGCCCTTGCTAACGCAAACGTTTGGAATACTTACAGTTTTCCGCCTGCAACTATTACCGCTAATAGCGTAATCGTTAGCCCGGCCGATCCTTACATCACACCAACCAATAACGACTACGCCAATATTTCGCCGATGGCATCTTTTAGAATTATTTGCACGGTACCCCTCTACGATAACCAAGGCAATTTACAAGGTATCGAGTCGCTTGTATGCGCCGTATTCCAAAAGTTAGCAGCCTCGCCTATCGTTATGAATATTGGGGCCGTAAGTGCTCCGAGCGTACTCAGCGTACAAAGCGGCGATTTACTAACGACAGACATCACTATCTCAATACTAACCGAGTGGAGTTAAGCATGAGCCTAACCGATGAAGATATCGCCTTTCTTATTAAGATAGGGCAGATTACCGAAGCACCAAAAAAAGAAACAAAAACACATACACCTACTACAGAGAAAAGCGAGGAATAGGCGATGGCCGTATTTCTATCAAACGGAGTAGTCGTAACCCTTAACTCGGTTGCACTCTCTGATCACGTTACAAGCGCGACAATTAACCGCGTATTTGAGGAGCTCGAGGTCACGGCCATGGGCGACTCGAGCAGAAAATTTACAAAAGGTTTGGAGACTTCTACGATTTCGCTCGATTTCCTATCGGATACCGCAGCGGCAAACGTAAACGCAACGCTACAAGCTGCATGGGGTACGACAGTACCAATCACGCTAAAACAAACTAGCGCGGTCGTATCAGCTACTAACCCTCTTTACTCGACTACGATCCTAGTAAATAACACTACAGATATTAACGGCGCCGTCGGAGATATCGGTACTCAGAGCATTACGTTTACCTGTAACTCACCAATCGTAATTACTACAAGCGCATAACAAACTAACAAAGGGGCAACAAATGGCACGACTCAAAATAACAAGGGCTACCGGCGAGGTAACAGAGCATCAAATCACGCCGAGAATTGAGTACGCCTTTGAGTTATATGCAAAAAAAGGTTTTCACAAAGCCTTTAGAGATGACGAGAAACAGAGCGACGTTTATTGGCTAGCGTGGGAGTGCTTACGCACTAGCGGCGAAACCGTAGCGATGTTTGGGGCAGAGTTTTTAGATACCTTGGCAAAAGTCGAGGTACTAGACGACTTACCTTTAGCTTAGGGCGCGGCACTCTAACTTATTTGGTAGCGCAACTATCAATACGGTTAGGGGTCGCGCCTCAAGCGATACTCGACTTAGATGCCGAGATGTTTAAGATGTTAGTAAAGGTATTAAACGAGCAAGCGGAGGAGGCTAATAAAAATGCCAGTAGCTATAAAAGGCGTACGCGAAACCGTTAAAGCTCTCCGTAGGCTTGATCCTGAAATGCTTAAAGAGATGAACGCCGAGGTACGTGCGGGTATGTTGCCTATCCGGGACAAGGCACGAGGCTACGCGCCAAGTCCTCAGCCCGATAATCTTTATATGTGGCGAGAAGGCAGCGCAGGTAAAACCATAACCGCACGTAACTCGATGTTTAGGACTTTTAATACTGAGGGTCGTTTACGTATGTTTCCACTTTATGATGCAGAGACCGTTAAAAAAGGGATTTATTACTCTCAGGCTCCTAGTAAGAAAAACCGCAACGGATGGCAAGCTCTTTATTTTGTAGCTAATAAATCTGCCGCCGGTGCTATTTATGAGACCGCCGGACGTAAAAACCCGGGCGGTGATCCTAATAGCCGATCTAATAACCCGGGCGCAGGTGCTCACTTTATTAGCCGTATGGGACCACTTTACGGAGATAAGCAAGCTGAGCGCGGCCGTATGATTTATCGCGCTTGGAAAGAGGATCAGGGTAAGGCTCAAGATGCCGTATATCGAGCTATCGAGAAAACCGTGGATAACTTTAATAATGGCCGTTACGGTATGGCTACTTACGCATTGGCCGCATAATGGCGATGCCTAATTTAATCGTATCCGCCGTAGCCGAGTGGAATGGAAAAGCCTTATCTAAAGGCTCAAGTCAGATAAAAGGTTTTGAGAAAACCGTAAAGAATTTAGGGCGTACCCTTGGCGTTACTTTTAGCGCCGCAGCTCTTTTAAGTTACTCCAAAAAGGCCGTATCAGCCTATGGCGAGCAGATCGCGGAGGCCAAGCGCCTCGATACCGCTCTACGTAACTTAGGTTTCAATTTTGCTACCGCTGAGGCCGAGGGTTACATCGATGCCGTAGAAAAGGCTACCGGTGTAAATCGCGACGTACTCCAACCCTCATTCATCCAACTAGCTCAGGTAACTAGATCTACCACTATCGCTCAATCGATGCTCAACACCGCACTCGATGTAAGTGCCGGTACAGGTATGGATCTAGTCTCAGCTACTAAAATTTTAAGTCAGGCATACGTAGGAAATTTAAAAGGCCTACGCCAATTAAATTTAGGTTTAACTCAGGCAGAGTTAGCGAGTAAGTCATATCTCGAAATCGAAAAACTTATCGCGACACAATACGCGGGCCAATCTAAAAACGCGGCAGACTCTTACGCAGGATCGGTAGCTCGACTTAAGATCGCAGCCGAGCAAGCTAGCGAGCAGATCGGCGGAGCCCTAGTAACCTCTTTAGGTACATCTGCCGGAGGCATGGATAAACTTATCGCCAAGGTCGATGGTGCTGCGGACTCCATCTCGGGCCTTATTACTAACACGTCATACCTAGCTAAAGAGCTTGGTAATTTATTTTCTAGTATTCCGGGTGCAGGTGTTTTAGAGGATGCCGGTAGAGCTCTTAAGAATTATCTCGGTAGGTTTTCAATCGGTGCTTTACGTCGAAATGTAGATATAGTTTTAGGTCGCCAAGGCGGTTTTCCTCAGGGCTTACCTGCGGATCTTAAGAATTTTCAGAGCCAAACTGAAAAAACTAAGATGGACAAAGAGGCTCTTAAGCGTCAAAAAGAGCTCATCGCTTTACAGAAAAAAGCGCAACTAGCAGAGAAAAATAAACTTTCGTTATCAAAGGCTGCGGCCGTATTTGACACTAACCGCATCTCAATTGCTGCGGCTCTACGCGCTACCTACGATAAGGAAACAATCCTACGCCTTGAGGCCCTACAGGCTATCGAGGAGGATAACGGTGATCTTGCACTTAAGAAAATCGGAGAGCTTGCAGCATTTCAGAAAAATGCGGACTTAGCCAAACTAGCCGGTATTACTAAGATCAGCGAGGCAACTCTTTCGGCTCTTAATACTCAGCTATTGACCGAGCTAAAAGTTATTAACGATAGCAAGATGGCAGAAAGCGAAAAGGAACGTTTACGCGATATCGCTTTTGGTAAATATAACGCAGCTATTACGACCGCCGGTGAGTTAGCCGCTAAAGAAAGTTATAGCGAGCGCGTACAGATCCAACTAACCGAGATCGCTAAACTCGCATCTTTAAGTAATACCACTAACGCAGCGCTAACTCTTACAAAACTCCGCGAGTCGGAGGAATTATCTATGATCGATCGCGTAGCCGCCGCACAAAAACGAGCTGATGAAGCTCGACTAAAGTCATTAAAAGAATATCTCGAATTATTAGCCAAGGGTGGAGCGTGTGGAGATCTTGGTACTAATACAGGTTATCGCAACTCAGGCATAACTATGATTGGAAATACGCCTTTTGTGACAGGCCCGGTAATTGATCCTACGCTTTCTCTAAAAACTGTTGAGGAAACGGCAAACGCTACAAAAGATTTACCTGCCTTTATATCGGCTACTGAGTTTTATAGCTCTTTAAGCGATATGCAAAAAGCCGATCTAGGCGGTTATAGTCCTTACATGAATTACGGTAGCGGCTACCCTGCAACTTATAATATAAATATTAGCGCCGGAGTTATCGCGCAACAGGACGAGTTTACCGTTTTAGTGCAAGATACGATACAAGCTCTTTATCGCGGCGGAGATCCAATTAGTACGGCAGGCGCATTATGACCGTCCCTACGATTAACGCGGTTATCAACTTTTCTACAGGCCCGTCTTTTGCTCAAGCTATGATCCTTGGTGCCGGGCAATTAGGTACTAATATCCTCGCAGACTCCGAAGCTTTAATCGTAGACGTATCTAATCAAGTAGACGGCGTTACTACAATGAGAGGCCGCAACGCTCAGGCCGACGTATTCCAAACAGGTACGCTAACCCTGCGTATTGTCGATCAAAATGGCGACTTTAATCCTCAAAATCCGGCAGGGCCTTATTACGGTTTACTCACTCCTCTACGTAAAGTGCAGATAACAGGCACGTATGCAGGTGTCGAGTATCCAATGTTTAGCGGCTTTATCACTAGCTATACAACTACTACGCCTAAGATGGCTACCGATGTAGTTTATACAACTATAACCGCGGTAGATGCTTTTAGACTTTTCCAAAATTCTCAGATTAGTACCGTGACACTAGCTGAGGCAGGCGACCTACCGGGCGAGCGTGTAAACGCTATCCTCGACGAGATCGCGTGGCCTCCATCGATGCGCGAAATTCAGTACGGCGATACGGTGTTTCAGGCAGACCCGGGCAACCCTCGCACCGCTCTAGCTGCACTACAAACGGCGACCATCTCCGAATACGGCGCTTTGTACATCAATGCCCGAGGATCCGTAGAGCTACGCGATCGAGCCTTTTGTATCGAGTCTCAGGCTTTCCCAATAACTAAATTTAATGATGACGGTACCGATATAAATTACTTTAATGCCGTTTGGCGCTTAGACGATACTCAGGTTTATAACTCTGCCTCTATTACAAAAATAGGCGGCACGGCTCAACTCGCGCAGGACGATGCCTCTATCGAGGAGTATTTTGTACACTCATATAACCAAACTAATTTAGTTATGGATACTGACGAGGCGGCACTTAATTACGCACGAGCTTACGTAGCAAGCCGTAAAGATACGCAGACTCGATGCGATGCCGTAGAGCTTGATCTCTATATGGACGATTATAACGATGGCATCCTTGCCGCTCTTAGCCTAGATTTTTTTGACCCCGTAGAGGTTACGACTAATCAGCCTGGTAACTCGACCCTCGTACAGACTTTACAAGTGTTTGGCGTAGTACACCGCGTTACGCCTAACTCATGGAAAACGACATTTACAACACTAGAGCCGATTATCGACGGCTTTATATTAGACTCATCACTATACGGAGTGCTCGATAGCTCCGTACTTGCATACTAGGAGGAAATGATGGCGGCTGGTCTAGGTTTTAAGACCTTTACAACCGGTGAGGTATTAACGGCCGGAGATGTAAATGGCTACCTCATGCAGGGCATTAACGTATTTGCAAGCGAGGCAGCTCGTAATGCTGCTATTACATCCCCTCAAGAGGGACAGTTTGCTTATACAAAAGATAATAACTCACTCTGGTATTACACGGGCTCGGCGTGGGTCGCCTCCGGTGCTACCGGTGACATCGAAGGCGTAACAGTTACAAGCCCTTTAACAGGTGGGGGTACATCCGGGACCGTTACCGTAGGCATCCTTAGCGGCACGACCTCAAACCTTGGCGCGGTGCAGCTATCAGACTCGACCTCTAGTACATCGACGACACTAGCTGCAACGGCTAACGCGGTAAAAACTACTTACGATCTAGCTAATGGAGCTATCGCTAAATCTATTGTCGATGCTAAAGGCGATATCGTTGCAGCTACCGCGGCCGATACCGTTTCAAGGTTAGCCGTAGGAGCTAATGGGACAGTATTAACCGCAGACTCAGCCGAAGCTACTGGCTTAAAGTGGGCTGCATCAAGCGCCACAACGATCGACACATTTGGTGTAAATAAAACATCAGTGCAAAGCGTGACCACCGCAGTAGCGACCAAAATAACCTTTGATAATGAGCAGTGGGATACCGGTAACAATTTTGCATCAAGTACATTTACCGCAACAGAAACGGGCTATTGGCAATTTAGTACAAGTTTAAGGATGTATCAAAATACCGCTGCTCCGCAAGTTATACGCGTTTATAAAAATGGATCACATCTTTATACATTAGGTGCATTAAATGAGTCCGCAGACAACTATAATTGCGGTGCATTTATTGTTTCATTGGCAACAAATGACACGGTCGAACTTTATGCCTACATGGAAGGCTCAAGTCCAAACATCAATGGCAGCGGCACAATCCAAGCAATTTTCCAAGGTCATAAGATTAAATAGGGGATAAAATGAATTTATATGAATTAATTACGGCTGCGTACCCTGAATTAATTGGAAGTACGTCTTTTGCAGATGGCACAATTAGTTTACAAAACGACTCTGACGGTGCAGGTGATTTCATCGCTAAATGGGAATACTCAAAGCCAATTCCTGACGGATTAAAACTAGGTAAGTAATGGAGACGAGTTACAACGGCTATCCGGCCTCTAAAGATCCGGCCGAGATAAAAATAAAGTCCTACCCGGTAAAGGGTACGGATCGTAAGCTGCGATGTGCTGAGAGTGTGGGGCCACTACTCGCAGCCTTCGCGGCTGAATTTCACGAGCTAATCGAGCCGATCGATGAGGGCACGTTTGACGATTGGGCGTACGCCTACCGCATGGTAAGAGGCAACCCTACAAAATTATCGTGCCACTCCTCCGGTACCGCCATCGATCTAAACGCTACAAAGCACCCTCTCGGCAAGTACGACACTTTTCCGGCTGAAAAAATACCAATGATTAGAGCCCTTGCTAAAAAGTACGGCCTCAAGTGGGGCGGCGACTTTAAGAGCAGGCCGGACGATATGCACTTTGAGGTAGAGGTATCGGCTACTAAGGCTAAACAACTAATAGAAAAGTTAGGATTAAAAAATGAATAAAAAACAATTAGAAGCAGCAGCTAAATCATATGCACGAGCAGCGCTCGCATCTGTAGCAGCTTTGTATATGTCCGGTATTACTGATCCAAAAGTATTAGCTAATGCCTTTATCGCCGGCCTTGTAGGTCCGCTACTTAAAGCGGTACAACCAAGCGAGAAGCAATACGGCATAGGCTCTAAATGATCCGGGCCCTGATAGGGGCGATAGTGGGGACTATCCTCCTATCGGGGTGCGGTTACGATGGGTGGGTAAGATATGAGTGCCAAGAATACGAAAACTGGACAAAGCCTGAGTGCACTCCGCCTCAGTGCGAGGCTACCGGGACCTGCACTAAGGACCTTATTACAACAGATGAGTAAAGAAAATAAACGGCTAACGCCTGAGGATATTCACGCGCGCCTTATATTCTTAATTGGCGCGGTATTAGCTTTAACCTTTTTTGTAATTACCGCAGGTGCCGTATACGCCCTAGTGTTTGTTACGCAGCCGGTAGGTGCTCAAGCGCCAAACGATCGAGACTTTATACAACTTTTACAAACCTTGGCCATATTTTTAACTGGTGCCCTTGGCGGTGTGTTAGCCGGTAATGGCTTAAAGTCTAAACCTAAAGAGCACCCTAAGACCGACACGCCAAACACGAATACGCTTTGATATCTGACAAAAAGCCCTCATACTGATACTACAAACGCTGAGAGGGCTACTCGGTTAGTAGCTTTATCGGCCTTAACAAAGGGCTAAGTAATGAATAGTTTAGATATATTGATCGGTTTGGCAGCTTGCGGTATAGGCTTTATGTTTATGGTAATTGGCTACTCGATTGGCTTTAAGCATGGACACGGCGAGGGCTTTGTACGTGGCCGTGCTATTGCTAAAGCTCTCAAAGAGAGCGAGTTAATCTGATGGGGTTTTTAGATAACTACGAGGACGTAAACGCTCGTATTAAGCGTTTTAGAGCAGAGTTTCCATCCGGCAGGTTAGTCGCCTACATCGAGGACATCGATATTATTAAAGGCACGATCCTCGTAAAAGCTGAGGCATACCGTGAATATGAGGATATGGTGCCTAGCGCCGTGGATTATGCTTTTGGTAACGTATCGACGTATCCAAACAATATGAAAAAATGGTTTATAGAGGACACAATTACCTCAGCTTATGGGCGCGTGATCGGCTTATTAACGCCAAGTGAGCACGCACGGCCTACGGTACAAGATATGCAAAAGGTAGAGACTTTACCGGCAGACTCGGATCCATGGAGTACAAAGGCCTCGATCGAGGATATGGCTACGATGGCTAGTGGCATTTTAGAGATCGGTAAAAGTCTCGGCGGTGAGTTAGTGGCTGAGGCTCCACGTTGCTCGCATGGCACGATGGTTTGGGCGGAGGGGACGGCGAAAGCCACCGGGAAGCCGTGGGCCGCGTATAAGTGCACCGAGCGCGTAAGAGCTAATCAATGTAACCCGTATTGGC